GAATTAACCGCTAAGTTCTTTGGGTATGCTCCTGCCAAGTACTCAAACGCACAAGAGCGTAACCAAGACCTGAAGAAGATAGACACCACAGTATCTAAGAACAAATCTAGGTTATTAAAGCAGCTATACACCACCATACGTATGGGGGAAGACCCTTCTGATGTAATGGAAGAGATCATGAGGCACAATCGAAGACACTCTGGTAAAGGTAAAGAGGCAGTAATCACGCCCGACTCTATCAATCGGTCTATGAAGATGCACGCTAAGACTTCTGTAACCATGTATAACGGCGTGACACTAAGCCCTGCTATGAGAGCCTATGCAAGAGAGACCGAGAGAAGACTTGAAGAAGAACCTTGGTTTATGAACGATTAAAACCCACCCCGAAGGGTGGGCCGGTTATGGAGAACCAGCAGCATTGCACTGCCCGATAATGCTATCACAGAGTTCTCCACAGACGCACGCCTAGTTTATTGTCCTCTATACGCACTTGAGTCTCTGATTCCCAGCCCTTGGAACCTACTATACGTTTAAGTTCTTTAGTGGCTAGTGCGGTATTGATGCAGGGTACAAACACAGATGCCCCTATCACCATAGCTTCCCAGTTTACTACTACGCGAACACCGTCTGGGTTAAGGTCATCGTGCTTGATAACCCCCCTGCTCACAGTGCCTTTCTTAACCACCTTTACCTAAGACTCTGAATCCACCACCGCGTTTTAGCTCGTACCTGCGGGTTATGTTGTACACCGCAGCGGGTTTCATACCTGTTTCTTTGGCTATCTTGGCCCTACCCATACCGCGCTTTTGAGCTTCTAACACCACCATAATTTCTTCGTCGGGTATACTACGTTTGAATTTGCCGCGCTCTACACGGGGTATTGGTGTTATGTTCGGTTCGTCTGCATACGCACGTTTACCTCTCTCCAACCCCACTTCCAGTGCTCTACCTTGTGCTCTTATAGCATCTAAGAACTTACTACTCATCACTCATATCCTCCATACCTGACTCTACCCCTTCTTGCACTTCTTCTACGGTAAACCCGACTACGATTACATCGGTAGGGGGCAAATCCATGTGCGTACCTTTGCTCAAGCGTATCTTGGACTTCTTAGCGCCTAGCTTCTTATTTAGGTCATCATAGAAAGATGTAAAGTTTATCTGCTGCTTACCGCACCACTCCTTCAAAGGTTTAGGTAACAAGTACGCTTTCTTCACATCTGTCTCGTACCTAGCTACAAACTTACCCTTGGGTACTGCGTCAGGTATTACCAAGGAGTCAATACCGTTGCCGTTCTGCTTACGCCGATCATCTGTGCTCTTTATCCACAGTACGTTATTCCAGTGTTCAGCCATGTAGTCGTTGAGTATCTGCTCTACTGACTCGTTCATATCAGTAACCGCGTTCTTGTTGCGCTTCAGCACAGTAACTATCCACGCACATACTTTGTTTGGGTCGTAGCTCAGTAGCCCTATACGTCTGCATAGAATCAAAGCTGTAATAGAGCACGCGGCACCTGCTGACCAGAATCGGTTTTCAGATGTAAGCACGGCACGTTTATCTATACGCTTCTGTACGGCACTTAATAACTTTTTAACCTCGTCGAGATTGTTTATAACGTACTGTACGAACGGTATACCTGCATGGCCCCAGTTCTTTTTAACGTCTTGCGCCCACTCATCTGTGCTGGCCTTGCTACCAGCGGTCTTAAACAAGCGGTCTACCTTGTACTCTAGTATCCGCTGTGCCTCTGCTTTCGGTGCTTGTTTGTATAGCCCTATCTTCTCAATAAGGCTGACGTTACCAGTAGATACAGAAGTGAAGCTCCAAGCTGATCCGTTATAACGCTCTACGTTTGCACTACCTGTCAGTCGTCTACGCTGCCTACCACTCACATACTGGTACGCTAAGTTACTAAGTTCTTTAGGGGATAGGTTAGTAAGCTCGTCTAGGAACAACGGTATGCTGTGGTAGACCTCACCCCTATTCATCTTGGTGTTGTAGGTGTCTTCTTTACCTAGCAGTAATTCTGATGGGTCTCCCCAAGGAGTAAGAGCCGCTTCTAATGCGGTGGTTTTACCTAGACCGGAATCTTTACTGTGAATGTGAAACGCAGAACATGCTACGGGCATAAGCTCCATTAGCACAGACCCGAAGGACGCACCCATAATATACTGATACGCCTCCTGCCCTTCTACGTTTAAGAAGTCAGCCATTTCCACCCAAGCGTCTAACGTACCTTTTGGGTCAAAGGCGGGGAACATAGCGACTGTAGTAGAGGCTGGAGGGTTAAACGATATACGATCCCCAAACACTTCTTGATTACCTACTATGAACGACTCCATCTTGTCGTTCGTCCAACCAAACTGACGGTGGGCTTCATCAGCTACTACAGTAGCCTGTAATTCGTTAACCCAAGTTGTCGTGTATTGCATTATCTCATCCATCTTGCTTACAGCGACCCCCCGCATAGACATATGCTTGCGAAATTCTTCACGGGAAGTAACTGCGGTTAAAGGTACGGTGAACTCACTCACCCCGTCTTTGGGTAGGTGTAGGCGCATAACTATAGCCTCGCCTATCTCTGCATCACGTACCCGTTTAACTACGTATAGATCATTGTGGTAGATGATCTTCTCATCAATGTCACCATCAGCATTAGATGACCGTACGTAAACCCCACCGTTAGTACCTCTAAAGTATGGGCTGGGGTATGTAGGCACTGTATAGCTTTGCACTGGTGCATTAGCCAACGTAGCGGAGTGAGACTCGACCACATTGTCTTCAGCGGTAGCTTCTATGATGGTGTTACCTAGTGTTATCGGAGATTTTATTTTGCCCCAGTGCATACAGTTTTTGCATACGTCAGGGTTAAACTCATCAAATTTATCACATAGGTATGGGCCTTTTATAAGAGCAGCTTTTTCAGTAGTAGCCTCTGCTGAATAACCCTCATGCCCGTCAGAGAGTTTATGTATTGCCTTATCAGCATCGGTGCAGAACTTGGCTATAGACAACCCTGCTCTCCACAGGGGTTCAGAACAATTGTCCCTGTCTGTGTAGATAAGTTTAATCTGTTCACACCCTTTACCGCGTCCGGTCTTAGTTAAAATCTCTTTGAACGAGGTATTGGTGTTGCCCATCAACGCACGCATCATTGCACTTGCTGGAGCAGGGGTATATTTCTTAGGAACTGGTATCTCGTCTATACCTAGCAGGGTGGCAAACTTATCAAAATCTACCGCTGGGGGTGGGTTAACCCCTATACCTAGTACTGGTGAAGGAGGAGATGACTTGTGATTGTGAGTACCTACTACACGTAATACCCTAGCCGCATCCGCTGTCACCGCAGGGTCAGCTAAGAACCCGTGTTCTTTACATAACTTCTTTAACTGTTCAGCAACCGGAACCCAATCATCTTTGGAGACCGCTTCTTGCAAGAACCAATAGGTATGTACGCCACGCCCAGAGTTAACTATATAGGGCTTGGGTAGTTTAGTAACCGAGCAGAACGTACGCAGTGCGTCTAAAGCCGCTCTCTGATCTACGAAATCTTTACTTGGCCCACAATCTAAATCTAAGAAGAACGCTTTAAGAAGTTTAGCGTTGTCTACTTTTCGTGAACCACTTTCAGCAAAAGAAGCGAGGGCGAAATATACATCAAACTCATCATCATCAAATTGCTTTGCATCTGCTGCTAATTCATCTAAAGAATCATAAAATTTTTGAACTCGCCGTTGATCTGATATACGAGAAATAAACATGCAGTAGAGACCCTCATCACTAACTGCCTTTCTCAAAAATGTATTTGTATCCATACTTATTTATCCAAAACCGAGAGGCACCGTGGCAGGGGTGCTGAAACACCCTCTTCGGAAATCCTAGCCACGGGGTGAGTTGTTAGCGGTTAGTCATCCCAATCCGCTAGTACGTCAGCCAATTCGTCTTTTTCAACTTTGGCTGGTGCGGACTTCTTAACAACTTTCTTCGGTTCAGCTACCGGAGCTTCGGCAGTATCATCTCCCCAATCATCTTCATCAGCTACGGCAGCGGGTGGGGCAGGAGGAGCAACAGAAGCAGCAACTTCTCCAAACGGACTTACATCTTCAGCAGCTTCAGCGGTGAAACCGCCTTCTACTACACCAAACGGAGAGGTGTTTTCCATAGGCTTGTAAGTGGTAACTTGCACAGCCTTCAAACGTAGAGATACGCCTGTACCCATAGACCCAGTATACGGGTTTAGGGCCATGTTAATGTTGATCGTGCTACCTGTAGTCAACAAGAAATCACCGCCCAACTTCACATTTTTGGAATCTACCTGCATAGGGGCACGGGTGACATCCTTACCGTACGCACCCTTCAACTTGGCTTTGTGGGTAAACGTACCGTCTTCCTCTTTCTTAAACGGTATTTCAATCTTCTCAGGCCAGTTATCTTCTCTCTTGGCTTTATAAGCCGCAGACATAGCCTTGAATAGATTCTTAGCTTGTTCTTGGGACATGCGGAAATTAACTGAATATTCCGAACCGTCATCCAAAGGTTCGCAAGGGACACTACGCTGTTCTTTATTATCGAACTTGTAGGTTCTATTCAGCTTGGGGTACATCGCTTCTACATCATTTAACATGTAGGTCATTGAGACTTCGCTCATTTTTAGTTCTCCTAAATTAAATTGTCGTGTCGTAAACAAACCCTTCTACCACGCCAAACGGCGACTCGTTATCCCAACTTTTTGGTGGGGGTAACATAGCCAACGCCCGTGCAGTATCTGAGTGCTCGCTCATTTCCACGGCCTCTTCTAGCTCTTCTGGCTTGAGTACCCTTACAGGTCTAAACCGAAGTTTTGGGATATAACCATCGTCCTCAAATTGTATCTTGGTGACTACGGTTATGACGGAGGTGTCATGTTTAGCAAGATGTTTTGCATAGTCTTGCATACTCATCCACCCTCGCGCTGCCCCTCCAAACAAAGCATTTGCGGGGAGTTGCATTTGGTAAATCTCATTGGGTGCGCCATCAAGAGTGACAGCTATCCGCTGAGAAAACTTACAGGCACGGGCATTACCATTACCAGAGCCTTTTATATTCTGCGTACAGTCCATGCACCGCCCAGACTGCCTAGTTTCTTCGGGTACGTCTGGGTCAGGTACCGTAGTATCAGATGACCAACAGATTGGAGATGACGACTTATTAGCATCGTACTCGTTGTTGTAGAACATACGCCCTACACCTGCGGCATTGACTATAACTACGTCTAAGGTATCTGATTCTATAAGGCGTTCGTCCCCTTTAATTACTTTGCGGAACTCTCCACCTCTAATACTGATACGCCTAAAAGTACCTTCAGACATTATTGATCCTCGAATTCAGACATTACATCAGCAATGGCATCGAAGTCCATCGTATCCGCTGCTCTATCTGTTGCAGAATTTAATAAAGCAGAGTCTACGGCTGATAACTTAAACCTATAGGTCTTACCTATCTTGACGTACGTGTTGTTAGGTATCTTGCTTTGCCTCAACCACGCTCTGACCGTAGACACAGACACCCGCAGGTGCTTTGCTACATCTTCTATTTCCACATAGGGTTCTAGTTCCACTACTTCTTCCTCACATTTATTGTGTATTCGGTAACACTGTTGAGTCCCTTGGGTAACTTATCTGGGTTCTCTTCTAAGTATTGCGCTATAGCTTTCTGCGAAACACGGCGTTCTAGTAACTCAGGTACTTCATGTTCAAGAATAAACTTGTGCATCTGCTCCCAATCGTCCGTCCAGTACTTAGTTTTTGTGGTGCGGTAAAACAAACCTGCGCCTGTCTTTACACTCTCCACCCCATGCTCTTTACAGTGATCCATGAGTTTTTGCTTTATAAGGTCTTGCTGTTCACTCAACCGTTCATACTCTTCATCAAAAGCAGCTTTAACTTCGTTACGCTTATCTCTGATTTTAATGTATGTTCTAGTCAGCTTAGTCAACATACCTTGCTCAGTATCAGTCATTTAGGTTCTCCATATGCCTTATAAGATACTATAGTGGCAAGTAATGACTTAATCAAGTATTTCGTTGTACAGATCTATCATTTTTGTATGTACGTCAATTCTATTATCTAATAGTGAGTACACTCGCTTCTCTACTGCTGAACCTTGTAGCTGTACCACCGTACACTTATGGCCTTGCCCCTTCATGTGAACACGGGCATTAGCTTGTGCGTACGTCTCTACAGAACTGGACGGCCCCCACC